GCGACCTGTGCAGTTGCAGATAATGCGCTCTGCAAAGATTACTTGCAAGGTGGTTTCTGCCGCATTTTGCTAAACCGCAATACTCAGGTTTGTCATTACCAACAAACTTTTTTACAGCGGCTATCTCAGCAATCGTGACTTTTGCTGCAAGAGTTCTCATCGATTAGGCAATCTGTTTTTGACAAAAGCGAGTGCAGCTTGAAAACCATCTTCCCACTCGGGATTTTGTTTTGCGCCTTCAACTTCTACTGAGTAACGAGTTAGTTCGAAATAGCTCTCTAGGTCGGCGCAAATAGTTTCTCGTTCCTCTGCTTGCGCCTCTCGCAATCTAGTGGCATAAGTTTTATACGCCATCGTGACAACATCGACCTCGTTGTTGAGATTGTGTTTTAGCACATCAAAAACACTCACGCCTCAGCTCCTTTGTCGTCTTTAGCAAAAGACTCGACAAGTGCGGTCATAACCGCAAACATCATCTCTCGGCATTGGGCATCGGTTGAATCGGGAATGCTACCAAAATCTTTTACAGCTGCAAGAACCTCACTTCTCAGCGAGGTCCTCCCTTCCATGTAACCGACCTGTCTGATTGATTCCAAAAGATTAGTTGTGGTCATCTTGAAACTCCTTTTCTAGCTCTTCTTTCAAAACTTTGATTTCGTGTTGCAAGCTGTTTGCGTATAACGCAGACATGGCAACATAAATGACAAAACCGATACTGAATAAAAGCAACCATGTGGCTACTGGCGATAAATGAATCATGATTTCCCTTTCCTGAGATTTTATTAGTAGCTTATGACATTCTTGCGAATTCGAACCGAGCGTCTGAAGCGAATCGTTCCGCATCCGACCACGCCTGTTCGCCGTAAAAATACTTTACTTTGCCTTTGACAACTACTTTGAAATAGTCATCGTCAAAAACTGCTCTGCCTGAATAAACTTGGACATTTTCGTCATAGCTTTGGCAATACCAATTTTGAACTGCTTTGATACTTGGTTTAGACATTTGCTTTTTCTCCTTCATCAATAATCCACTCATCATTTCTAAACACGACAGCACCAACACCTAAGTCTGATGGCACTCCGCTACGAGCATCATCTTCTTTTTCGTAAATAAAGAATTGATACTTGGGTTTGTTGGCGGCTTGGTCAATCCATGCCCACCCCTTGCAACCCTCATAGCGCATTTCGACTCCCATTTTTCTTCCTTCCTCTTACATACTTAGTCTAATGCAAGACCTAATAAGTTGCAATTTGTGAAGTAACGATTTTGTATCTATCTTCATTGCATGGTTTGGGCGTGTCAAAGGCATTTGAAACTTATCATTTTCGTATTCTTTAGATGAACCAAAAGGAAGATGTCAATGGCTAGACCAACGAAAAAGCTTGTGAACCTAGATGTTCTTGAAACATCTGGCGTTGATAGGGCTGCTCATCTTTATGATGGCTTCCTAGTAATGAAAAGTGCGGATGAAGCACAATCAACCGCCCAATTGGGCAAAACCGAGGAGATTAATTTGAGTTCTGTTCAAGAGCAGATTGACCTCGCCGTTACCAAAGCCGTAGATGGTTATGAGGAACAGGTTGCTGGACTTGAAGCTGCACTAGAAGCAGCTAAGAATCAGGCATCTGACCTTGCAATGAAGCTTGAAGAAATTCAGGCTATGCAAACTGGCGAGGAAACGACTGAGGAAATGCCAGCTGAGGAAGAAGTTCCAGCTGAAGTTGCTGCCGCTATGGAAGAAATGCCTGATGAGGTTGCTAAGAGCGTGAAGGCTCTTCCAGCTGAGCAGCGTGACATCATGGCTAAGGCTTTCAAAGCTCAGAGCGAGGAGCTACGCAAAGAGCGTGATGTTCGCCTTGATGCTGAAGCTATCGCTAAGTCAAAAGAAACTTTCAAAAATGTAGGTCTTGACCACGAGGTAGTTGCTCCTGCTCTACGCCGTTTGACTGCTACTGACCCTGAGCTTGCTAAGACTGTTGAAGGTGTTTTGCTTGCTGCTGACGCTCAGGTATCAGAGTCAGGCTTGCTAAAAGAATTCGGCGCAACATCAACCGCTTCAGGTGTGACTGTGTTGGAAGAGGCTCGTAGCCTCGCAAAGTCGCTTGTTGATGCAGGCGAAGTAAAGACCATCGAGCAAGGAATTGAGCGAGTTCTCGACACCAATTCTGAGCTTGCTAAACGATACGCACAGGAAGGTGCAAACTAATGGCTTTTGAGTATGTAGATTCACAGCACAAAATTTCACTTGCTGCTACGGCTGACCTATCAGCTAAGCAGTATCACATCGTCAAGGTTGCAACTGGCGGAACTACTTTCGCTAGCGCAGTTACCGACATCCCACTAGGCATTTTGCAGAACGCCCCGACTTCAGGTAAGACCGCAGAGGTTGCTATTTCTGGTGTTTCAAAAGTTGTTGCAAGTGCTGCAATCTCAGCTGGTGCTTTGGTTGGTATTACTGTTACTACTGGTCGTGCCAAGAGCATTACCGCTGGAACTGACACTACGCAGTATGTTTTGGGTCAGGCTTTGACCGCAGCCACAGCTGCTGGCGACATCATTACTGTTCTATTCGACTGCAAGTCGCCAACACGAGCTAACTAAGGAGAACTCTAAATGCCACAGCCATCAATCAACCAAGTCCATGTCGATGCAATTCTAACGAACGCATCGGTAGCTTACATTCAGTCTGCTGACAACTTCATCGCTACGAAGGTTTTCCCTATCGTTCCTGTGGACAAGCAGTCAAACCTTTATTTCAAATACACCAAAGAGGACTGGTTTCGTGACGATGCACGACTTCGTGCAGACGGTTCAGAAGCCGCAACTTCAGGTTATGGTCTAAGCACCGACAACTACTACGCAGATGTTTTTGCTGTGAAGAAGGCTGTTGGCGACCAGACTATGGCTAACTTCGACAACCCTCTTGACCCAATGCGTGACGCTGCTAAGTTCACTTCTCAGCTTCTACTCAACCGTCTTGAGAACCAGTTCGTTTCTGACTACATCACTACTGGTGTTTGGGGAACTGACTACACAGGCGTTTCAGGCACTCCTACTGGCACTCAGTTCAAGCAATGGTCTGACCTTGCTAACTCTGACCCGATTCAGGACATTGAGCTTGCAAAGGCTCAGATTATGTCCACAACAGGTTTCGAGCCAAACAAGCTTGTTCTTGGTTACGATGTCTATCGTGTTCTTCGCAACCACCCAGACATTATTGACCGAGTAAAATACACAGGTCGTGATGTTCCTGACACTCAGTATCTTGCACAGTTGTTTGGTCTTGATGAAATTCTTGTTGCTAAGGCTGTCAAGAACACCGCTAACGAAGGTCAGACTGGTTCATTCAGCTTCAGCTTCGGTAAGGCAGCTTTGTTGGTTTACTCAGCCCCATCACCATCGCTTCTAACTCCATCAGCTGGTTACAGCTTCCAATGGAGAGGCGTTTCAGAAGGTCTTGGTCTAACTGTTGGAACTAAGCAGTATCGCCTAGAGCAGAACGCTGCTACCTATGTTGAATCGCAGATTGCGTTTGACAACAAAGTTGTTGCAGCTGACCTTGGTGCGTATTTCGCAAGCGCAGTAGCTTAGTCGCTATCAGCCTAGAAAGGCGGTGTTTAGGTTCACGCCTATTCACCGCCTTTCTAGCATTCAAGACCTTTTCAAAGATTTGGAGTAATAAATAAATGTCTAAAATGCAAGCTAAGATGAATTCATCTCTTGGCACAATCCCACTTGTAGGTATTGACCCTGCAATGGCAGATGTGTTCGGTCGGCTAAAAACCACTCAACACCAAGCAATGTTTGATACCGACCTTGAGTATGGTTTGCAAAGCACTCGTTGGGAGTCGCTTACTGGTAGCGGTGGCACGATTGCTCACATGCCCGAAAAAGGTGGAGTAAACCTTTCAATCCCTGCCAACACTCTTGGCGCTTTTGCTATCCGTCAGACCAAACGCTATTTCCGTTATCAGTCGGGCAAGCAGCAATACACTTCTGCTGCCGCACTTTTCTCGTTTCCTGATGCTGGTGTTATCAATCGTGTTGGTATGTTTGATGACTGCAATGGACTTTTCTTTGAGCAGGCTTTTTCAGATGTAAACACGACTGTCACCGCTGCTGGCAATCAGGTAAACCCAAACGGTATTTCTGTTGTTCGTAGAGCGACAATTGGTGGCTCTGTTACCGATACCAAATTTACTAAAGACCAATGGAACATTGACAAGATGGATGGAACTGGTCCATCAGCTATCAACCTTGATTTTACTAAGCTTCAAATGTTTTCAATTCAGTTTGCTTGGTATGGTGCTGGTGTAGCTACTTTTGGTTTCTACATTGATGGTCGTTTTTATCCTGTTCACCAATACCGTCACGCAAACAATGTTACTCAGGCTTACATGCGAACTGGTAACTTACCTGCTCGTTATGAGATTCGCTCAGTATCAGGTTCAAATGCTGCGTCTAACCTTTATCACTACGGCACATCGGTGATGACCGAGGGCGGTTTTGATACTGACCGAGGTTACATTTACGCTGGCTCAAACGGTGCAACTGCGGTTACTACTGGTCTGACTGCTCGCCGCCCAATCGTTTCAATTCGTGCTAGACAAGTTGCAACGGTTGCAACGACTGGAACAGTAGCATCTGCGACTACAAGCACGATTACTGTTTCGGGAACTCCTTGGGTTGTAAACGCTTATGCTGGTCTTTTTGTTATTATGACTAGCGGCACTAACGCTGCTAAACCATTTTTGATTGTGTCTAACACCAACAACACTTTGACTTTAGACACAACTCAAATCCTTTATCCAACTACGACTGTTACGGCTGCGGATACTTTCAGCATCGGTTTGCTCAATCGTGGAGGTATTTTGCCAACAGATGTTGGTATTTATACTGGCGGCGGTGTAGCGTTTATCGAGTTTGTTTTGTCACCAACTTTGACTGGCGCAAACTTTACTGACATTGGTGGCACATCGCTTTCGCAGAAAGATACATCAGCCACCGCTTTGTCAGGTGGCGAAGTTGTCGCATCGTATTACGCAACAGCCAACACGATTACCGCTGCTGACTTGCGTGGTTTGTATCCGCTTGGATTGAACACTAAAGGCACACTATCAGACATTTTGACTGTTGCGGTTACTCCAATTACTGGTGCGACTTTGACTGGCGCATCTGCAACTATTCGTTTTAGCGAAGCACAATCTTAGGAGATTAGAAATGGCTTTTGACAATTTCAAAAAAGTTGTTACACAGGTTCTTCAACTGACCTATAACGGCGGTATTACTTTTGGCGATGGTCTGATTCAGACTACTGCTTATCGTGGATACGCTGGACAGTTTTCGGATTACACCAACCAAACAACTGCCGATGCGACAGCTTCTAAAGCAATCACTCTCAACACCTCTGATTACTCGGATGGTGTAAGTGTTGTATCAAACTCTCGTATTACTTATGCAAACGCTGGAAATTACTCGTTAGAGTTTGACATTCAAGTTGAAAACTCTGCGGCTACTCGCTCTGACATTTATGTTTGGTTGCGTAAGAATGGCACAGATGTTGTTGGTTCGACTTCTGTTGGTAGCATTCCTGCTATTCAGACGGCAGTAAATGGTCGTGTGTATCTGACAGGAACTCACTTGATTACTGCGGCTGCTGGCGATTATTTTGAAGTGGTTTGGGGAACATCATCTACCTCGGTTCAGCTTTCAACTTTTGCTGCTGGAACTAGCCCAACTCGACCTACCGCTGCTTCTGTGAGCATTTATACATCTCTAGTCAAGTAAGGAAAGATAAATGCTAGTTGCTGGCGTTTACGACATTATTTGCCCACAAGGTGTTACTTATACAGAAACTTTTACTTACAAAATTGATAATGTTGCGGTAAATCTGACAGGGTATTCTGCGGCTATGCAAGTTCGTAGGACTTACGATTCGGTAACGCCTTTGATAAGTTTGACGAGTGGCAGCGGAATCACTTTGGGTGGTTCTGCTGGCACTATCACTTTGTTGATTGCTCACGCTACTACTGCTGCTTTTGAGGCGGGTCAATACATTTACGATTTAGAATTGACTTCTAGTGGTGGTATCAAAGACCGCATTTTGCAAGGAACTTTTACTGTTTCGTCTGAGGTAACTCGTGTCTAGTGTTGTTGTTGAGGTCGCTCAAAATACTGTTGGGGTTGCTGTTGCTCAAAATACTGTTGAGCTAAATGTTACTTCTCAAGCGGTTCAAGTTTTGACTTCAACGACTGGACCGCAAGGTGCTAATGGCATAGGTGTTCCTGTTGGTGGAACTGCTGGGCAGGTGTTGGCTAAAACTTCAGGAGCTGATTATGCAACTGGCTGGGTTACAAGTTCGGGTGGCGGTAGCGCTTATTCGTGGGGTCATCGTGCCTATAAAACTGGACAGTATTACACGCTACCTAGTGCAGTTGCAGGTGCTTCGGTTGCGGTGAATACAATAGTTTTTATGCCTTTCGTGATGCCAATAACTCAAACAATGACAAGCCTTACTGTCAGAGTAAGTTCTATTGTCGCTGGCGCTACGGCTAGTTTAGGTATTTATTCAAGTAATTCTGATGATGTGCCTACTACTTTAGTATTAGACGCTGGAGCAGTTTCTACATCAACAACAGGCGCAAAAACTATAACCATTAGTCAATCCTTATCCGCAGGTCTTTATTGGTTAGCTTATTTATCTACAAGTGGCGCACCGCAAATTTTTACAGCAACCACACAATCGCCGTTTATTCCGACCACATTAGCAAGCACAGCTTGTTGGATAGTTTCATCAACTTCATCATTTCCATCAACGGTAACACCAACTTTATCTAACTATTATGTTCCTTTACTGGTAGCTGGCTTCTAATGGCAACGAATGTTATTTATGGACTTGGTGGTTATTGTGAAAATTGTGATTCAACTCATGACCATCCGCTAAGCAACATAATTTCAATTGAAGAAATCCCAGACGAGGAAGAACAGAAATGACATTTTCTTATAGTGAGGCAGTCAGCGGTGTTTATGCCGACCCTAAAGATGAAGTGCGCTTCCTTGTTATGGATACTGTGGAGCAAGAGCGTAGTTTGAGCAATGAAGAAATTTATTATTTGCTAGATTTTTTTGATGGCAGCGTTTACCTTGCAGCATCTCAAGGAGCTACTCATTTAGCGATTGCTTACGCACAACTTTCTGCCGTAACTTCTAAAAGTGTTGGTGACTTGAGTTTGAGTTTGAGTTACCAAAATACGGCTGCTGAGTATAAGGAGCTGGCTAAGCGGTTGAAGCTGGGCAGGATTAGTAACACTTTGTCTGCTTATTTTGTTGAGTCGGATACACAATTTTCTATTGGGCAGTTTGATGAGTTGCGCCCATGATTGATAAAAATTTGGTTTCGTTGATGGCGACTACTGCTAGTTATCAAAATGTTGCTAGTAGGGATGTTTATGGTAGCCGAACTGGTGGAGCGGTTGTTACTTTCAAGTGTCACATCAAATTAAATCGGCGTGAGGCTTATACGCCTGAAAGTAACTTGGTTACTTATGGTGGCACGATTTACATGGATGATGTTTATGATGTTCAAAAGAACGCAATTCTAAACATGCCTGATGGCACTTCTCCAAAGATTTTGAATGTGCAAACTTTTTATGATGAGGTTGGAGCGCATCATACGACTATTGATTTTGAGGGTTAGCGATGATTGAGCTTTTGGGTATTGAGGCTTTGCGGAGGCTTAGCTCTCAGCAATTGACTGAGGTGACTGAGGTTGCTTTGGGTCAGGCGTTGAATGAGGAAGCTCAACTTATGTTTCTTGCATCGCAAAGGCGTGTGCCTGTCGAGTTTGGAACGCTAAGGCGTAGTGGCAAGATTTTGCCATTGATGAAACGACAAGGCAATTGGATTGTTGTAATGGGTTATGGCGGTGCAGCAAGTGCGTATGCAATGGACCAACATGAGCGTTTGGATTACAAACATAAAGAGGGTAAGTCTGCTAAGTATTTGGAAAACCCAATTCGTGAACGGTTGCCAAATCTTGAAGAACGCCTTGCTTATCGTGTCGGCAGAATTCTTGGGAGTGTGAAGTAATGAGTTGGGTCAATGCTATCGCTGACCATCTGACTAGCAACAGTTTGGGAACTCAGGGAACTGATTTATTTATTGGTCAGATGCCTGATACAACTGTTTTGACTACTTTGCTAACTGAGTATGACGGCAGTTTTATGGAAACTTTTGCATCAGGTATGGCTCTTTCGCAGCCGAGTTTGCAGGTGCGAGTTCGTGGCGTGATTGATGATTATGTCACTCCGAGAGCTAGGTTGGTTGCAATTCAGACTTTGCTCAACTCGATTTCTAATCAAACTCTTGGCGGTGTTCAGTTTTTGAGAGTTCGACCTTCAAGCACGATTTTGAGCATGGGTCAGGATGACCGTTTGCGTTGGGAGTTTTCAGCTAATTTTGAGGTGACTTTTGCAGGAATCTGAGGCTAACAAAATTTTGATGGCTTTGGATGGGCTGGCTGCTTATTTAGAAACTACTCGCAATCTAATCGTTGCTTCTATCGAGCCAGTATTGCAACCTGAAGCTCCTATCGAACCTGTCGAACCAGTCAAGCAATCTAAAGCTTCTAAAATCTTGGACATGATTCCTAATGATGTTTGTTCGCATGAAGATTCTCTTGAGCTAGTAACTCTTGGTGGCGTTTCTCTCCTATGCAATAGCTGTGGCGAACAGTTCTAGTTGTGGGCGTGTTAGAAGATAGCAAAAAAGTCCAATCCGTATAGTTGAAATGAGGAAATTATGGCAAAAAACATTGAATACAAAGTATTAGTGGGTTTAGATTACCCACCTGCTAAGCGAGCAGAGGCATACGACATCGTTACCGATTTGCCGAAAGAAAGCATTAGCTGGCTAGTATCGGGCGGTTACATCGTCTTGAACTCAGCTGCGCCTGTTGTCGAGGATGTTGTCGCTGATGTTGTGGATGCTTTAGAAAATGAGTTGCCCCTAGAGGAAGTTGTAGTTGATGCCGATTAGACATGGTAAAGATACTGACATTATTTTGGGCAAGTATGACATTTCGGCTTACTTGAACGAAGTAAATTCGAGCATGAACATTGAAACTGCCGAAACTTCAGCTTTTGGTAGCAATGCTAAAACTTACATTACTGGTCAGAATGATGGCACAATCAGCTTGAAGGGTATGTTTGATGGCGATGCTAACGCTATTTCAGCTGTTTTTGAGGACATTGTAAATAACGACTTGACACCTGCTGTGACAATTGCTTACGATGGCGGTTTGATTGGAGGCAACCGATGCACACTTGCGGTTGCTAAGCAAACCTCTTATGAGATTACTGCCCCTGTTTCAGATGTTGTTGCTTTGTCGGGTGAGCTTCAGGTTACTGGCGGTTTGCGTCAAGG